CAGGGCAAATGCTAAAAGACCCAAGTCATCCAACGGCATGGAAAGAATTTTTTATGCGTCAGTATGGGACTGATCCTGATGCAATGGGACTTGACACTGTAGAAAAAGCAAAAAACTGGAGTCTTTCAACACAAAAGGTAGACACCCCTTTCTACAAAGACCCTTTCTCAATTCCTGACTACACAATCGAATAATGGCTGACCTAAACTTCAGTCTCTTACCTTGGCAACAGGAAGTCTATGCCGACAAAACGAGGTTCAAGGTTGTTGTAGCTGGACGGCGTTGCGGCAAGTCTAGGTTAGCTGTCACGACTTTACTGATTGAGGGGTTGAGTTGTCCGGCTGGTAGCGCAGTGCTGTATGTTGCGCCTACTCAGGGACAGGCTAGGCAGATCATTTGGGATGTTTTGTTGGACATTGGGCGAGAGATCATCACCAGCAGCCATGTAAATAATATGGAAGTCACGTTGATTAACGGGGCAAAGATATATGTTCGGGGTAGCGACAGGCCAGATACCTTACGGGGTGTTTCACTTACTTACGCTGTACTGGACGAGGTTGCTGACATTAAGCCTGAGACTTGGGAACAGGTGATTAGGGCAAGTTTGAGTGATAAAAAGGGTAAATGCCTCTTTATTGGGACTCCAAAGGGGCGCAACTGGTTCTATGATTTGTATAACTTAGGGCAAGAGGAGAGCGATGAGGATTGGAAATCGTGGCATTTCACCACCAAAGACAACCCCCTGATCGACCCTACTGAAATCGAAAGCGCAAAGAAGACCCTATCTAGCTTTGCTTTCAAGCAAGAGTATATGGCGAGTTTTGACAATGCTGGCTCAGATGTATTCAAGGAAGAATGGCTGAAGTACGGGGAGATTCCTGAGATTGGGAGTTACTTTATAGCGGTGGACTTAGCGGGGTTTGAGGAGGTGGCTAAACAGGCGGCTAACTCTAAGAAGCGTTTAGACCAGACTGCCATTGCGGTGGTGAAGGTAACTGATGATGGCAAGTGGTATGTTGAGAAGATTGAGTATGGGCGGTGGGACATCAGGACTACGGCTGCTAACATCTTGATGGCTATCAGGGATTACAAGCCTTTATCCATTGGGATTGAGCGTGGAGCATTAAAAAATGCGGTACTTCCCTATTTGTCTGATTTAATGCGAAAATCCAACATATATGCTCATATTGTGGATTTGACGCATGGGAATCGCAAGAAGTCAGACCGCATCATTTGGGCATTGCAAGGACGCTTTGAGCATGGCAGAATAGTGCTTAATAAGGAAGAGGACTGGTCGGAGTTCGTAGACCAGTTGCTTATGTACCCAAGTCAGGGGGTGCATGATGATCTTCCTGATGCGTTGAGTTATATAGATCAGTTGTCTATAACCTCTTATTTCGAGGCAGATGATGAAGACGAGTGGACACCCGTGGACATTATTTCTGGAGTATAGATGGCTGCTGAAGACGCATTAGACATATTTGGTGGTGACTTCTTGGGATTGGGACTTCAGCCGCCCCCACAGGGTTTGCCTGTAGACACCAGACCTTATGACCAGATGCAAGCATCCCCTAGAGGGTTCACCTCTGGTTTGTTCTCTGATGTTTTTGGTCGTACTCTGAATATGCCATCGTTGCCTAGAACGGGTATCCCTGCATTGGATTTGCTGTATATGAACAGGAATCCTGTACTTAATATAATGGGTGTAGGCGATGTCCAGAAGACTGCTGAACGCATCTCCTATGGTCAACCTCTGACCACAGGGTCGGGCATGACGTTAAAGCCAAGGGAAGAAACAGTCTTTGCGGGGATGGCAGTTGCTCCATTTGTGGGTGAGGCTGTGAATCTTGGTGCAAGGGCTGGTCGTGCTGGCGCAAGGATGGTGGGTGAACGCATAGCTGAGAACGTGACGATGGGAAGACCCAATCTGCCTAGTATTTTTGCTGAACCAAGGTCATCATTGTTTGCGGTTGAGCCTAGTGCTTTGATGCCAAAGCCTCAAGCACCAGTGTCTGAGTTAGGGTTCTACTCAGCGGCTGAACAAGCGGCATTGAACTTACCAAGGAATAAAGGTACGGGTCAGTCTTTCCTTAATGACCTGATGAAAGCACCTGATGTCAAGAAAGATGAACTGGCTTGGACAGGTTTAGATGACTTCTTGAAAAACAAGCCTAATGTGACCAAGCAAGAAATGCAAGACTATTTGGCGAACAACAAGATTGATTTGCAAGAGGTGAGGTTGGGTGAAGCACCACCCTACGACAAAATTCGTTTAGCAACTTTAGAAAATGAGTTAAGCCAACTTAAAGAGCATCCAATAGATGCGCCTAGTTTTGGTGAAGAAAAGTTCAATGAACTATTGAAGTTGCAAAACATCAGAGATCAAAGCACTGTTGATAGTTTGTATCGTGGTGCGGAAGTTGCCATCAATAATGCTCAAAGAGCGCAAGCCGCTGGCAACAAAGAACTTGCCAACAAGTATTTCTTAGAGTCTGAGATGTTTAATACAAGGGCAGAGGCACTTGATTTAAAAGGACTTGGCGTACCTAATCCAACAAGATATAGCAACTACCAACTTGCTGGCGGTGAAAACTATCGTGAGATTTTACTGAAGTTGCCAAATCAATGGGACAAGCCAAGGGCTGCTCAAATTGCAAACGAGGAAAGAATTAAAGCTTTGCGTCAAGAGATGCATGGCACTAGCGGGACAAATGAAATTCGCAGTGAGATAAGCAGATTACAAAATGAAAATACAGCTTTACAAAAGCAAATTAGTGAAGCGCCTATTTACAAATCCTCCCACTTTGACGAACCCAACATCCTCGCCCACATACGAGTTAATGACCGCATCGATGCTGATGGTAAGAAGATGCTGCTGGTTGAGGAGTTGCAGTCCGATTGGCATCAAGCTGGTAGAGAAAGAGGATACAAAAACCCAGAAGCTGACAAAGCGTTAGAAATTGAATCTAAAGCTATTGCAAATGAAAGAAAAAATTTAGTTGCAGAATTGTCTGAACAAGAAGCCAAAAATGGTTTTGTATCTACTGAAGGTCAACTGAGATGGGATAAGTTTAAAGAAAAAGAAGATGCTTATAAACAAAAAAGCAAAGACTTTTCTAATCAAGTACCAGACGCACCTTTCAAAGACACTTGGTATCAACTCTCTCTCAAGCGGATATTGAAGTATGCCGCTGACAATGGGTATGACAGGGTTGGGTTGACTACTGGCGAACAGCAAGCCAAGCGTTATGACTTGAGTAAGCAAGTTGGTGAGGTTCATTACAATCCAGATACCAAAAAATTGTTTGCCTATGAAAAAAATGGATTCAGCACAATCCTTAATGAAACTGTTGAGCCAAATAAACTATCAAATTACATAGGAAAAGAAGCGGCTGAAAAGTTGCTTAATAAAAAACTAACTGTTGTTCCTACAGATAAAGGTGATGTTATGCACCATATTCTTAAGAATGCAGACCTGAAAATTGGTGGCGAGGGGATGAAGAAATATTACGATGAGATTTACCCCAAGTTTCTAGAGAAGTATGGCAAGAAGTGGGATGCTAGTGTTGGTGATACAAAGATTAGCACTGAAGCCTCACCAAAGTCTTGGGCTTATTTTAGAGATTGGTTTTCCAAAAATCATAGCGATGTTGGAGGAAGTTCAACGGCACTTGCTAATTGGCAAAAAGGTGAAGACAGTAAATATGTTCGTGAGTTCTTAAAACAAAACAAAGTACAAGAGCCAGTACGCTACATCGACATTACGCCTAAAATGAAAGAGGGCGTTAAAAAGGGTCAACCATTGGCGGCTGCGGAGCAAACACCTGAGATGCTTGCATCTGGCGGTCTTGACTATGCTGACCCTTTTAGGAATCCACTGTTAGAAAGTTCAATTGGATAAATTATGGCAACAGATAAAGAAGTCAAACTTGAACAAAACGAATTTTATGAGCCTACTGAGGCTGATAAAGAACTGACCGATTTCATCACTAGCCACTGCGATAAGTGGCGTGACTACAGAGACACTAACTTCCTGCCTTCCTACCTAGAGTACGAGCGTATCTTCCGTGGGCAATGGGCATCTGAAGACAAAACCCGTGAGTCTGAACGCAGCCGAATCGTAACTCCTGCTACTCAACAAGCAGTCGAGACTCGTCACGCTGAAATTATGGAAGCTATCTTTGGTCAAGGTGACTTCTTTGACATTGAAGACAATATCCAAGATGTAAACGGCAACCCCATTGATGTTGAGATAATTAAGGCTCAACTCACTGAGGATTTCAAGAAGGACAAAATCAGAAAAGCTATCGACCAGATTGAATTGATGGCTGAAATCTATGGCACAGGCATTGGCGAGATTGTTGTCAAGACTGAAACTGAGTATGTTCCGTCGACCCGACCTATCCCTAATCAACAAGGTCAGGCAGCTATTGGCGTGATGGAACGAGACAGAATTTCTGTCAAGATCATGCCTGTCAACCCTAAGAATTTTCTATTCGACCCGAATGGTACTTCCATTGACGATTGTATGGGGGTAGCGATAGAGAAATACGTTTCAATTCATAAGGTTGTGCAGGGTATTGAACGTGGAATCTACCGCAAAGTGGACATTGGTACTGCCAGTGAAGACACTGACCTTGAGCCTACCCAAGAGGTATCACAGTATCAGGATGAGAAAGTTCTTTTGTTGACTTACTACGGGTTAGTTCCCCGTGAGTACCTTGAGAACATGAAAGAGAACAAGGATATTGTTGAATTGTTCCCTGAAAACTCAGCGGCAGAAGACTACACCGACATGGTTGAAGCCATTGTCGTGATTGCCAATGATGGAATGCTCTTAAAGGCTGAAGAAAATCCATACATGATGAAAGACAGGCCAGTTCTGTCTTATCAAGACGATACTGTGCCAAATCGCTTACTTGGTCGTGGAACCGTCGAGAAGGCCTTCAATATGCAGAAGGCCATCGATGCTCAGACTCGCAGCCACTTGGATTCACTGGCATTGAGTACCTCCCCCATGATGGCAATGGATGCAACTCGCTTGCCCCGTGGCATGAAGTTTGAGGTAAAGCCCGGAAAAGCTATTCTGGTCAATGGTTCTCCTAGCGAGATTCTCTTTCCATTTAAGTTTGGACAGACCGATCCAAACAACCTTGCAACTGCCAAAGACTTTGAGCGAATGTTGCTACAAGCGACAGGAACTCTAGACTCTAACGGCATGATTTCTCAATCTAGTCGTGATGGTGGCGGTATGTCGATGGCGGTTGCCTCCATCATCAAGAAATACAAGCGTACATTGGTGAATTTCCAAGAAGATTTCTTGATTCCATT